CGTCGGGCACCTGGACGGCGTTCGTCTTCGCCACAAGGTCCTTCGCGGCCTGACTCACTTTGGCCGCGTGCTCGGCTTGGCTGAGTTCGGTCTTGGCCTTTTCGGCAGCCTGCTCCCCCGCCTGCTTGTTCAGGGCGTCGATCAACTGCTGCTTGTTCTTCAGGACGCCGATGCCGTGCTTGTCCTTCGCCGCGGCGAGGGACGGGCCGGAGAGAGCGGAGTGGTCCACGCCCGGCTCGACCTTGTCCAGCAGGTCGATCACATCCTGCTTGGTCATGTTCAGCGAGACGCCCTTGCCCTTCGCCATCTCCTGGAGCTGCTTGACCGTGAACTGGCCGTAGCCCTGGGCCGGCGGGACGACGCTCTCGACGACAGCCTGCTGCGCGGCGGCGCCGTACTGGGCCTTCAGGAGGTCGATCAGCTCCTGCTTCGAGCGCAGGGCGCCGACCTTGAGGTACATCACCTTCGACTTCAGGGCCAGCCCCGAGAGGCCGGAGTGGTCCACGCCCGGCTCGATCCCGTCCAGCAGCTTGATGAAGTCGGCCTTCGTCCGGGCGATTGAGATGCCCTGCTTCTTGGCGGCGGTCTGAAGTTGCTTCACCGTCAGGGAGTTGAACTGGCCGGTCTTCAGGGCCTCGTTGACCGCCGCGACGTCGGCCTTGACCTCCTGGGCTTGCGCCGCTACGTCGTCGGGCGACAGGATGCAGGTCGGCTTCACGGCCTCCGCACGGGCGGCCAGCGCGCCGGCGCCGCAGATGGGCAGGTCGACCACCGCGACGTGCCCGCAGCGGCAACGGGCATGCTTCGGCTGGGGCGGGAACCGGTCCACGGGGAACGTCTTGCCGTCGAGCGCCTCGCACTCCGGGCACATCCTCTCGTCACCGGCGGTGAGCCATTCGAGCTTGCTGATCCCCACGGTGCTGTAGAACTTCCTCTGCCCCTGGCTGTGGGCGCGCATCGTCTCGGTGCGCGCGATCAGCTCCATCCGCGTCTGCGCCTTGCCAAAGACCCTCTTCCCCGCGTGCCGGAAGGCTTCCTTGTCCGTGACGACGGTGCCCATCTCCTTCACGATGTCGCGCACCGACATGCCCGTGGCGATGCCGACCTGGACGGCCTGGTTGAGCCCGCTGGCCAGGTCGCGGGAGACGTCGCCGGCAAGCTGGATGTTGAAGCGAGTCATGAAGTCCAGGGCCGACGTGTCGACGACGGTGAAGACGTTGGTTGCCATCTTATCGATGCCGCCGGCGTCCAGGTCGCGGTAGAACGGGAGCTGCGCCTCGGCGAACTCCTCGATCCCGTGGGCGAGGCCCCGCTTGAAGCTCTCCGCGCCGGCGCGCCCCAGAATGAGCCGATGCTCGTTCCGCACCTGGGCGACGATGGCCCGGATCTCTCCCTGGAGTAGCCGCAGGCTCCTCTCGTTCGCCAGCTTGCCCTCGGGCAAGTCGCCGAGGGTGGTATACTTCAGGAGCGCCGCCTTCACATCCTTCTCGGCGCGGGCGAGAACGTCGGTCACGCGGGCCGCGGTCTTTTCCCCGTAGGCGTTGCGGTTCTTATAGGCCAGCGCGGCCCACTCGCGGATGCGTTCGCTCTGGGGCTTGGGCGCAGCCTGGGCGGCGAGGGGGGAACACTCCCCGAACGTGAGGCCCGGCGTTGTCGGTGCGACCGCTACCGACATGGCGCACACTCCTCAGCCGCCCGAGGCTGGCCCGTGGCATCTGCCGCTGGCGTGGTCACGGTCTCCTCTGTGGCCTCGAAGTAGCGGCAGGCGTTGTTGTCGAACCGCGTCTCCGTCTCGCGGATGGCGCACCAGTTCTCTTCGGCGTCGAAGTATTCGCACTGGTCGCAGATGCCGTCCGGCACATCGCCTTGCGCCCCGAGCCGCGCGGCGATGCTGTCCGGCGCCGGTTTGTTCCTCTCCTGCGGGATGCCCAACACCTCGCGGGCGTACTCAGGCGTGATGACCCCCGCCATCACCAGGTCCACGATGGGCTTGACCACCTTCTCGTCAGTGAGATCGACTTCCTTCCGCTCGGCCTCGGTCTGCGTCGCCTCGACCTCGGGGTCCAGCGCCATCCGCACCTGGAGGCTCTTGCGGGAGATCAACCGGCGGTCGTACAGCTCGACGAGCAGCTTGCGGTAGTCGGCGTCGTCGCTGAGGTCGAGGTCGTTGAACAGGACCTCGATGGTCTTCTCCCCGTGGCTTTTCATCTCCTGCCAGTCGCCGAGCACCCAGCGCAGAATCCGCCGGGCCGCCCCCTTGATCTCCCCGAGCATGATGATCATCTTCTGCATCGAGACGGAGGCCGTGGCGAAGTTCGGGCCGTCTCCCGTGACGATGCTGCGTGCGAGGCCGAGGGCGACGATGATGTCCTCCTTGATCTCCTTGACCTTGTCCTCGGTCTTGAGCACCTCGCCCTCAGTGCCGTAGGTCTTCACGTCGCAGTAGAAGGGGACGACGACGCCCGACTTCAGGTCCATCTTGTTGAGCATGTCGCGGACCTTATCGAGCATCCCCTGGTCGGGCATGACGAGCTTCGAGCCGAACTGCCCGCCCACCTGTACGAAACGCAGGGGCGTCGTCCAGCGCTTGGCGATGGCGGATTCGCTCTGCCGGTAGTCGCGCAGGAGGGCGATGGCGTGGAACGCGGGGAGTACCATCGAGTTGCCGCGCGGCGAGAAGCTCGGCGCGTCCCACTTCAGATGGATGAGTTGTTCCAGGGGCAGGTCAACCCCCTCGCCGATGCCCAGAGAATCCTCGGGGAACTGCTTGACCTCGGTCAGCTCGCCCTGGACGTACTTGAGCTTGACCGACACGGGATTGATGCACTGGACGGCGGCGATGTCGTCGCCCTTGTCCGTGTACGTCTTGTAGCCGACGCAGTCGCCCTTCACGAGGAGCTGGAGGACCATGTCGCGGACGAAGGCGTCCAGCCCCACGCGGTCGGCGAGTTCGCGGACCTCCGCCTCGACGCCATCGTCTTCGCAGTTGAAGCCGACCTCGTCGCCGATGGCAAAGGTGCGCCAGGCGTTGACGGCGTTCTTGACGATGGGTTCCTCGGTGTAGTACTCCCAGGCCAGCTTGGCGCGCTCCTCCCACGTCTCCGGCACCGCCTCTTCCACGTTGAGCTTGCGGAAGACGCCGGCGTCGAGCGCCGCGGCCGCCGCCAGTTGGTCCGGCGTCACCGCGACCACCGAGAGCTTGCCGTCGTTGTCCTGGCCGATGACCTGCATCGCCGCTGTCCCTCGCTACTCGGTCGCGGGCGGTTCGCCGTTGCCGTTCGCAGCCCGCGCCCGGTCCACCGCGGCCTCGGTGACCTGGTAGCCGATGACGTTCAGCACCAGGGTCGCCGCGCCCACGATCACCTGCACAGCCGCATCCGTCCCCGCCGGGGCGACCACGCCCACCGTGACGAGGACCGACACCACCATCCCCGCCACAGCCAGCAGGAATCGCCGGCTCGTCCAGCGGGACACGACCTTGACCTCGTTCTCTGCCATTGCAGGCTCTCCTTTCCTCGGTTCACCAGAAGATCGGGTCCGTCAACACAGGGGTGACCGTCGGGACGATCTCCTCGAACTGGTCGAGGCGCCTCTGGTCCCGCACGAGCATCGCGCACCGGATCGCGTCCACGATGTGGTCGTTGCCCTTGGAGTAGATGATGTTGCCGTTGACGAGCGTGTAGGTGTGCGTCGTGAACTCGTCCACGAGCTCGAGGTCGTTCTTGGGCAGCCGCAGCTCGCCGCGCTGAAGGGCGCGGTTGATGAGGCTCGTCATGTACTCCTTCGCCCGCTTCTTCAGCGGCAGCCCCTCCTTCTCGGCAATGGTGACCATGCCGCCGAAGTCGTAGCCGTGGAGCTTGGCCTCGAGGTTCAAATGTCGGAACTTGTCGAGGGTGGTCAGCTCCTGCACAACCGCCAGGCCGTTCCCGCCGCGGTCCACGCCGATCCCCATCGGCGCGAAGTACCGCTCCAGCAGGCCGATGACGACCGCGATGTGCGGGTAGGCCACGTGCTCCATGTGGATGCGGAGGACGAGCTTCGCCCGGCGCCGGCCTTCCTCCTCGACCTCCTGGAACACGACGATCTCGGTCGGGTCGTTGGTGTAGCCCAGGTCCCCGCCGACCCAGAACGTCCCGTCCTGCGGCCCCAGGTTCAGGAGCATCTCCAGGCGGCTGAAGACGTCCTCCTCCGTTTCGCAGGAGGCGAGGGTCTCGCCCGTGATCACGACCGGCTTGTAGCTTTCCATCGGCTCCTGGCAGCGTTCGAGGTACTCGACGTTGAAGGCGCCGTAGCTCGGCTTGCCGTGCTCGCCGGCGACCTCGTGCTGCCAGCCGGCCGTGTCCTTGCCGCCGTAGAACTCGGTGAGTTCCGCCTCGCGCTCGGCGCTCCAGGCCGGGTTCAGCCAGCTCGGCCAGCGGAAGACCCGCCAGTTGGGCGACTGGGTCAAACGGTAGTACGTGGTGCTGCGGAGGCCGTTGGGCGTCGAGTAGATGCGGAGGACCCCGCCCGCCTTCAGGCACTGGCGGAGCGCCTGCCACGCGGTCTCGGAGAGCCAAGCGCCCTCGTCCACCCAGATGCGCTCGACATGGAGCGAGCGGAACGCCTCGCCGTAGGCTCCCGCAGGGCGGAAATGGAGCACGGACCGGGTGCTGAACTCGATGCGGTAGTAGGGCTTCTTCTGAATCTTCGGCTTGCCCTGCGCAGTGAGGCCCACGCTCGCGCCCAGATCGGCGCACGACTGGACCTGGTGCTCGATCTCCTCGATGATCGTGTCGAGGTGTCCCTGGTGGGGCGCGGCGATCAGCCCTTGCTTGCCGCGCGTGGTGAAGACGAAGTGGAGGGCGTCCGTGCTCAGACCGACCGTCTTACCCGTGTCGCGGCCGTCGAGATGGATGACGTTCCTCTCGGCGCTCCGCAGGTCCTCGACCTGGTGGGGCCAGTAGCGGCGCTTCGACCCGTCGCGGTTGCGGAGGTAGTGCTCGCCCCAGAGGACGGGGTCCTGGAGCCGTTCGATGATGGCCTGCCTGTCGTCCGGGGAGAGCACGGGCTCCCGCGCCCGCCCCCCGCGGCGTGCCGCGTCGAGCCGCGCGGCCCGTCGGTGCGGGTCATGCCAGTAGCAGTGGCTGCCGCCCCCGACGGCCGGCGCCCCGCACGGGCTCCCATCCCTCCGCTTCGCTTTGCACGGTTCCACAGCCACGGCTACGCCCCTGAAAGAAATCCCATTTTTCGCCTTGCTATTCGCGGCGACCTATGCCCCTATGTGTCACGAGCGGACGGGACAAGGGCCGTCAGCGGGACGGCCCGCCGCCGCGAAGGCCAGGGCACAACGGATCGAAAGGAGATCGCCATGCCCAGCCAGTTGACCCTGAAGGGCGCCGCACCGCAGTACCTGGAGCACCTGCGGACGGCAGGGAAGAACGCGCACACTGTGAGGACGTATGGGAAGGCCCTCGAGGCCATCGCCGGCTTCTTCGGCGAGGCCAAGGCCCTCAAGACGCTCCGGCCCGCCGACGTCGGCCGGTTCCTCAAGAGCGACGCCTTGCTCAAGAAGCCCAACGGCAAGGAGCGGGCGAAGCCGACCATCGACCAGATCGTCCGCGTGCTGCGGATGCTCCTGGAGTGGGCGCAGGCCCAGGGCCACGTCGCCGCCGTCGCCTTCCCCCAGGACGCCATGCCGAAGCGCCGCCGCAAGCAGCAGGCCGCCAACCAGCAGACCCAGGAGCCGGAGGCCGCGACCGATGAAGCTCAGCCTGGCAATTGAGTGCTTCCGCACCCAGATCGAAGCCAACGCCCGCTCACGCCACACCATCGGAAGCTACCTCCACGATCTGGGGGTGATGGCCACAGCCGTCGGCCACGAGGCCGAACTTGAGGCCATCACGACCGACGCCATCGCCCGGTTCCTGACGGGCGCCGCCGTCACGCGGAAGCCCGACGGCTCGCCCAAGGCGCCCGGCTCGGTGGACAAGGTGAAGACGAGCCTCAAGGCATTCT